CAGATCAATGATTTGGAAAAGAGCCGGGACTATCGCTGTCGCCCGTATGAGTACCAGATTGAAAACAGCTTCATGGTGACAAGTGAGAACTATGTTCTGGGTTATAAGGCATCTCTGATTCAAGGCGTTACACCGGGGCAGATTCGGGAACGAATGGAAAAGCTGAATCCTGATAGATTCAGAGTCCGAAAATTCGGTGTCAGTGATGTGATTGTAACGTCCATTGGCGGCAAAACGCAGTCTTACTATGTGAATCCAAAGGAGCTTATCAAGTTCAATGGATTTTTCACGAAGTTGCCGAATGGCGAGTACCTGCTTCTGAACGAGGAAGGCTATCAGGTGGAGGGGCAGAAAGGAACGTGGACGGTAACGGATGAGAAAACCATAGACGAGCAACGCTTTGTGCTGATGGTGAGTGATCAGAAACCGGACTTGCTGCCCAGCATTGTAGTACAGTCGGATGGAAAATTCATAACATCGACTGCCAGTGGATTTGACAATGCGACTGTCCGAAAAATCCGGGAGCTGCTCCACCATGAAAAATTTTTGGAGAATGGCACAGCAGAAAGAGCAAGAGAGTCTGGCACAGAGCAGAACTACAACATGATAGACGGCTGTGTGAACAATGTGCCAAAGAAGCCCAGAGTGATCGGCGGCAGAGTGTCGGTTCTGGATCGCCTGCATATCAAACAGGCGGAAAGAGCGCGAAAGGACAATGCGCAGGTTCAGCAGCAGGAACGAACACGAAAAACTTGAAATTGCAAAAGTGTGTCATAAGAGTTAAATTTTTCAAACACGGAATAGCGGAGTTGATTTTTTAGCGCATAGAGGATATAATATAAATGAGAAAGTAGAAGAATACGAAGAAAGAGCCAAACAATACGAATAGGAGGTGTTATGAATGGCTACGTCGAGTATTTTTACAAACATTGTAATCAATGACCCGAAAAAAGCGGAAAAGTTTATTGATGCACTTGAAACATCCAGCCATGATCCTGCATGGAAGCCGACTTCGCCAGTTAAACCGCCGTTGACTGATATAGAGGCAATCCGTAAACTGATGGCAAAGAGGGTTTCAGCAAAGTGAGTCAGTATAACGCAGTAAACATTTTGGATATGGTAGATGCAATCGGAGAGGATGCCGTCAAAAACATCCTTTCCGATTTTTCGTGCCATAAGAATTTTGAAATTGAAAATTATGTAAAAAAGAATGCTTTAGAATTTGCAAAACGGAAAATGTCAATTACCTATTTGGTGGTTGACGAAGAAGGTAACTTGGTGGCATTTTTCGCTTTGACACATAAAGCGGTGCAACTTACAAATGAGGGCTTATCCGGCTCAATGCGGAAGAAGATAGAGAGACACGCAAAATTGGATGAACAATCTAATACATATATGCTGTCAGCATTCTTGATTGCGCAATTCGGAAAGAATGATCGGTATAAAGAAAAAGTCACTGGCAATGAACTGATGGACATGACCATGAATATTCTGGTGGCAGTTCAGAGAGAAATTGGTGGCGGTGTTGTTTATCTGGAGTGTGAAGAAAGACCGCAGCTATTATCATTTTATGAAAATGAGAAAAACAGATTCCGAGTATTTGGTGAACGCTATTCGGACAAAGACCAGATGAAGTACATCCAGTTGCTGAGACTCTTCTGATATATCCGTAACACTATAAGGGGGGTGGTTCAATTTGAACCACCTCTTTTTTCTTTGCAGAGAAAAATGCCGCAGAACAATTTATACATTCTTGTCTGCGGCATTTCTATTAAAGTGTGTGTTCGTCTTTGGTTCGTTTCTGTGTAGAAGGCTGATTTAAGATGCTCGCAACATTAGAGCAGACGGTTTGCAATAGTCAGCGTTTTTTACTGCGAAGTGTTTTAGGATTGCCATAGATTCCTCCCAAGTGAACAATTTCTCGACGAAGTTCCCGAATTTCTGTGATGCACTTTTTGATTTCGTCTACGATACTGACGGTGATTTTTCCACCGCTGTGCAAATAGCGGGTAATCTGATTCAGATTGTTTCCGATGCCGGCAGCGATTGTAACTAGCTGGTGGATTTCTGACGTGTCCGCAACGATGTAATGAGTGCTTGCTGGTGCTTCCTTGAGAAAACACTTTCGGATATATGTGCTGGTGGGTAGTCCTGCACTTTCCGCGTAGCCGGATACGATTTCATATTCCATCTCGCTGCAACGGATATGAATATCGTGGGTTCTCTGAATGGGCTGCTTGTTTTTTGGTCTTGCCATAGTGCTATCCTCCTGATTTTTTGAGAAAAGATTTATCCCGACAAGCCGTAGGCGGTCGGCTGCGACCACTTTAGTGGAAGCCAGATAGCCAAAATCTGTGATTTTGCGCGTGCCGTGGGAATGGGGAACGGAATCCCCATCAAGATTGCCAGAGAACAAAAATCCCAAAAGGGAGTTTTTGGTCTACGCAGGCGAATCTTGCGCTACTTACGGTGGAAGCCGTAGCCTTACGCATTTTCAGGTTCTTCTATCTTTAGAATCGGGCAGAGTGTGTTTCGCAAGGTGTTTTTGAAAAAAATTAAAAATTTTTTTGAAATACCTTGCGAAATGGCCTTTCTCCAATTCTATAAGTGAAAGAAGCTGACACACCACCCAAAAACAGAAAGGAATGAGTGAATGACCGAAACAACTGCACGAACCTATCACACCATGGAAAGCCTGCGCCAGATGGCACAGACCGATCTCCGTAATGTGAACCGCGAGGAACTGGTAGACATCAACGAAGTGGAAATTAGAAAAGACTTGTCGCAGCGGGAGCGGATGGTCGATTTCATTTCGCAGATCAAGAACCCTTATTGCTATCTTGACAAGGGCATGGTTGTGAAGATTAGCTTTGCAGGAGAGAACCGATTAGAGGACACACTGAAAAAATGCGCACGGACGCATAGGAGATAAAAAAGAAGAAAGCAGAAGCAAATTTGCACTTTAGCGCATTAAAGCGTTGACATAGACCGCGAAATATGAGATAATGGCTTTGGGTCAAAACAGAATATGTTAACTAAAGCCGATAATTTTCTTGGTTTATTGTCAGAACGACAAATAGATTAAGGAGGTTATCGGCTTTTTATGTTTTTTAAGGAAAATGGACAATATCGCTGCGCTGTGTATCTTCGATTGTCACGTTCAGACGGCGATCAGCAGGAAAGCAACAGCATCAAAAATCAAAGAGCCTTACTGAACGATTATCTGGGAAAGCACCCGGAACTGCATAAGGTCGATGAGTATGTAGACGATGGATACAGCGGTACGAATTTTGAACGCCCGGATTTCAAACGGATGATGCAGGACATTGAGAATCGGAAAATCAACTGTATCATCGTCAAGGACTTATCACGATTCGGCAGAAACTACATTGAAACCGGACGTTATCTGGAAAGAATCTTTCCATTTATGGGAGTCCGCTTCATCGCCATCAACGATCATTATGACAGTGCGGAAGAAAACGATGATAAGGGACGTATCCTGATTCCGTTCAACAATCTTATCAACGATACCTATTGCCGTGACATTTCCATGCGTGTCAGAAGTCACTTGGATGTAAAACGGAAAGAAGGTCAGTTCATTGGCAGCTTTGCAGGATACGGGTATCAGAAAGACCCGAAAGACAAGAACCATCTGATTATAGATGAATACGCGGCGGGCATCGTGCAGGAAATCTTCAAGCTGAAGCTCAACGGGATGAGCGCACAGCACATTGCAAACCATCTGAATGAATTGGGAGTTCTGCCGCCAAATGAGTATAAGCGTGCCAGCGGATTCAATTATACTTGCGGATTTCGAGCGGGACTGAACCAGAAATGGACGGTGGTATCGGTCAATCGGATTCTGAAGAATGAATCCTATACTGGAACCTTGATTCAAGGCAAACGTCGGAAAATCAACTATAAAATCAAAAAGAGCCAGGATGTTGGGACTGAAAACTGGATTCGTGTCGAGGGAACACATGACGCGATTATCAGTAGAGGTGAGTTCCAACAAGTGCAGCAGTTGATGGAATTGGATACACGCACTTCACCCAGTCAGAAAACAGTTTATCCATTATCGGGCTTTCTGCGCTGCGCTGACTGCGGACAGAACATGATCCGGCGCACGGTGACGAAGAAAGGAAAGAAATATCAATACTATCACTGTTCTACCTATAAGCATGGCGGAGATTGCACTCCCCACATGATAAACGGCGAGAAGCTGGAAGAAAGTGTTTTGGCAGCAATCCGGCATCAGATTGCACTTCTTGTTGAAGCAGAGCAGGTGTTATCTCACGCAGACTTGGCAAGCGGTGAACAGATTGGCGTGAAAATTTTGGATGGACAAATCAATGCACTGGAAGCGGAATTGGAACGATACCGTAATTTGAAAGTTCGGCTGTATCAGGATTTCTGCGATGATGTTGTCAGCAAGGAAGAGTACAGTGAGATGAATGCCCGGTTTGCGCAGAAGATAAAAGAGGCGCAAGACAAAATTCAGGCGATTCAGGATAAAAAGCAGGAGGCAGTCAAGCATGATACGATGCTTCCCGGCTGGTTGGAAGAACTGAAACAGTACCAGCACATTAAAACGCTGGAACGGCGGGTGGTAGTAGAACTGATCGACCATATCGACATTCATAGTAAGGAAGAAATTGAAATTCACTTCTGCTTTGAGGACGAACTACACAGCATTACAGAAAAATTCATCTTCTGCGTACAGCAGCGTATGCACGATTATCCTCGGAGAACAGCGGGCATGAAACAGAAGATACCCTGAATACGCAGATTCTGCAAATCCATAATTATATAAAGGAACATCCAGAGCTGACACTGACGGATACCTATGTGGACAATGGCTTTACTGGAACAAACTTTGACCGCCCGGAGTTTGAGCGTATGATGCAGGATGTGCGGACAGGGAAAATCCAGTGTATTGTGGTTAAGGATTTGTCCCGCTTTGGTCGTGACTACATTGAAACGGGCAACTATCTGGAAACGATTTTTCCGATGCTGCATATCCGGTTTATTGCTATCAATGATGATTTTGACAATATCCGGCAGTCGGATGTGGACAGTCTTGCAGTCCCCATCAAGAACATGGTAAACAGCCTGTACGCAAAGGACATCTCAAAGAAAATTGGCCTAAGCTATCAGATGCGTAGGGAAAAAGGAATCCCTACTTCATGGTGTGTGCCGTATGGCTATCGCATGAATGAACAGAAAAGTCAGTATGAAGTGGCAGATGAAGCAAAGTATGTGAAGCTGATTTATCAGTGGTATCTCATGGGTCTGAGTACGAATGAGATTGCTCGGAGGTTGGAATTTCTGGAAGTGCCTCGTCCGAATGAACATCTGAATCGTAGACTGCACGAGGGACATGATACGACTTTTAATAAATGGCATTCCAGTTCTGTTCTCCGTATTCTGGATAGTCAGGTATATATCGGAAATTTGGTAACGGGAAAAACCCGGACTGCCTCTTATAAAGGAATTGGGCTGCACCCGGTAGATAAGGAAGAATGGCATATTGTGGAAAATGCTCATGAGGCAATTATCTTGAAGTCCGATTTTGAAATCGTGCAGGAAAAAAGAAACCGGAACAAGGAAAAACGCAATAATGCAATGGCTCGTTCAGAGCAGGTGCGGGCAGAGTGTAGGAATCACTTTGCAGGCATGGTGTTTTGCGGCTGTTGTCGGCGCAACATGACATTTGTGCGTCAGGTGCATAGAACGGAAGAGGAAAGCTATTTCGGAGTATTTCAGTGCAAGAGAAAGAAGGGGACAACACCATGTTCCTATCATACCGTGCCAGAAAAAATGCTTATGATGGTAGCGATGAAGCAGATTCATCATCTGGTTTCTACCATGTGCGAAGAAGAAAAGATGGTAAAAGAAATGCTGAACAACGGTGGTCTGGATTCCACCCGTTCTATCAAGGTAAAGGAAAGCTCGATTGCATGTCGGATTCAGGAAACCGAAGAACGGCGGCTGCGCTTATATGAGGACTATAAGGCAGAGATTCTGGATGAAGAAGAGTACAGTCAGTTAAAAGAACATTATATTGCCGAAAAGCAGCGGCTGGAACATGAACTGCAAAAGCAGCGGCAGCGGTCATTGGAACTTGAAAAGAGAATGAGAATTTGCGATGAACAGATGGAACGGATGCGGGCTATTCTGAATCAGAAGGAATTTGATGAAGAACTGGTACATGAACTTATCAAGAAAATCTATGTGGGCATCGACAATTCGGTAGAGATCGAGTTTAAGTGCAGTGACCCGTATCAAGAGGTTCTGGCATTTGTGGCGGAGGTGCAGAATGAATAATAAGATTGCTATTTATCTTCGATTATCTCTATCAGATGGAGATTTGAAAAAGGGAAGCAAGGATGAGAGCAATAGCATTGAAAACCAGCGGCTTTTGCTCCATTCCTATATTGAAAAGCAGGATGATCTCTCAGGCGAAATTGTGGAGTATGTAGATGATGGTTATACTGGAACGAATTTCAATCGTCCGGCGTTTCAGAAAATGATTATTGACCTGAAGCAAGGGGAGATAAAGACCATAGTAGTCAAAGATTTGTCCCGGTTAGGGCGTGATTATATTGGCGTGGGCGATTACATTGAGCAGATTTTTCCATTGATGGGTGTCCGCTTTATAGCGGTGAACAATGCCTTTGACAGCATGAAGCTGAACAACGGCACTCCGGGCATCGAAGTTGCAGTCAGCAATCTGGTGAATAATCTGTATAGCCGTGACATTGGAAAAAAGGTTCGTGCGGCATTGGAAGTGAACTGGAAAAGTGGAAAAGCTACATCCGTTAATGTACCGTTTGGTTACGTCTGGAACGGAAAAGGCAATCAGCGATGGGCGATTGACCCAGAAGCGGCGGCCTGCGTCCGAAAGGTGTTTGATTTGGCATTATCTGGACGCAATACAACGCAGATTGCCTATGCCATGAATGAATTGGGCTTGCCGACACCGGGATTGTACTCTAAACGGAAAAATACCGTAGTAGGCGGTAATGCAATTATAGCCCCGGAGAGTGAAATACTTTGGAATCCAGGAATCGTCTGGAGGGTGCTGCGGCGGTATGAATATACCGGGGCTTTGGTGATGGGTAGAAGGCAGAAGCTTGATGTGAATACCACGGCGTTCCGCACCTTGCCGGAAGATAAATGGATTATTACAGAGAACACTCATGAAGCGATCGTTACAAAAGATGAGTATTATCAGGCACAGAAGGCAATCCGCAATGTTGCTCCGATCCAGTACAAAACCGAAGATGATTTTGCTCTGAAAGGCAAAATATGCTGTGGAAACTGCCGGAGGCAGCTCCGGCATGAGAAGCAGTATGGCGAAATGGTATTCTGCTGCGGTCACAAAAGGTCAGTAGGAAAATTCTCACACTGCTATTCGGGCTATTACAGAGAGCAGGCGGTCAATTCAAGAGTTGCCCGCGCTATAAAAACGGTATTTACAGCATTGGAAGTTGTGAATCAGGGAATGCAGGAGAAAAAATCCATAACCTTGCAGTGTGTAGATGTTGATGATTTGAAAAAGCAGGCAGAAATGATTCGGGCAGAGCAAATTAAACTCTATGAATCGTATGCAGATGGGATTCTGACCCGCAATGAATATCTGGAAAAGAAGAAAGGACTGGGGGAAAAGCTGGCAGATTTGCAAGAGAAGATTCGTATAGAAGAGGAAGAGCAGGAAACCGCAGATGAACTGGATGAGGAAATCCGCAGCCTGACAAAGCAGGCAAGTCAAAAAACATACATAGGCGGTCTGACCAAGGAATGTGTGGATGCCTTTGTCAGCATGGTTTATCTGTATGACGATCAAACGATGAAAGTTGAGTTTAACTGTGAGGATGTGATTCGGAGAGCATTGGAAAAGTATGGCGCATAACCGCATAGAAACAGCGAGGTGAGCAAAAAGAATGCCCGTCTGGTTGAGAGGATTCGCAAATCTTCTCGATCAGGCGGGCATTTCATTCCGTAGGAATGGAGATTAGTCGTTATGTACGGTCTTTTCCCAACGATGGAAAACAGCTTTAAAGAAGTCGTGACCAAGGACTCCTTCACCAATAGGGCCGAACTTCTCCCGATAGGATTTAAGAATAGCCGTAAAGTCTGGATTTTGAAATCCAGTATATTTGTCAAGGGAACACAGCTTTTGATAATCAGGAAAATAGGAAAGCAGTTCGCTGTCGGTCTTTTCTTCAAAAATGTTCATGGTATTTCCTCTTTAGAAATTCAAACTATCTACCCATGCGGACAAATCGGCTTTGGTTGAGGAAGCGTTAAATACCTTTCCATATAGGAGCTTGGAACCAGGGCAGCTAGGAGCAAGCTTTTCATTGGTCTTGCCCATATCGCTGCTACCGGAAGTGGCGAATGGAATAATGGTTTTATTCTTTAGGTCATAGCTTTCCAGAAATGTATTGATGATTGTAGGGGCAACGTACCACCAGATAGGAAATCCGACAAAAATCGTATCGTATTCATCCATGTTGTCGCGTTTGACGGCGATGGCAGGGCGGAAATCGGGATTGCTCATTTCAATAGTGCTGCGGGATTTCTTATCCATCCAGTTCAGATCGGCTTTTGTGTAAGGGACTTCGGGACGGATTTCAAAAATGTCTGCACCGATGGCATCTGCTAAATCTTCGGCAACTTTTGCGGTAATGCCGCTGGCAGAAAAATAGGCAACAAGCTTTTTGCTCATGACAATGCACTCCCTCAATATTTGATTTGATAATAGTATAGCACGGCACGGGAGGGGTATCAAGAAGTGAAATGAAAGCAAAATTGCTTGGAAAATATTGGTGTCTCAATAGTTGGATTTGGATAATCATAACTTTGATATTGTATCTTAACTTAAAATGAGTTATAATACAGAAAAAGAGTTATGAATGGAGGCGATAGAGTGGAATACCTTAAGCGGGTTTTAGGAATTGAAGTGCTATATGAAAATAAAGCTTTAGAGCATTTGCCAAACTTCATCAGTACAAGGTATGATTCACAGAAAGTATCTCTGAATGGTCAAAAAACCGTTTTTTTGTATCCTAAAACCGAATTGGAGCAGGTGGAAACATTAAAAAAGCATCTGGAACGTGTGAAAAAGGTTGCGGATTGTCCTGTGATTTTAGTATTGGAACAGATCACTGCACGGCAGAAAGAGTATTTGCTTCGAGAGAAAATAGCATTTATTGTGGATGGAAAGCAAATTTATCTGCCCTTTATGGCAGCATATTTGCAGGAACGCTGTGATGCAGAAAAGAGCGACAGAGAAGAAATCTTGCCATCGGCACAGATGCTGTTGCTTTATTTTATTTATGAGGGAGCAAAGGAGCTGTCCACAAGTCAAGCTGCAAAAGATTTGGATTTGACACCAACATCTATTTCCAGAGCTTCTAAACAACTTGAAGGAATGGGATTTCTGCGATCAAGAAAAATTGGAGTGCAGAAGATACTGTTTTCGGAAAACTCCGCCAAAGAGTTGTTTTACAAAGCAGAGAAAGTTCTGCTCAATCCTGTGAAAAGGACGGTCTATGTTCCATGCGAGGAAGTAAAGACTGAATTGTTGGAGAGCGGATATTCCGCATTGGCGGAGTATTCGATGCTCAATGCGCCTAGTGTTCGGTGCTATGCTTCAGAAAAAGTATCTCAGTGGAATTACTGCATGACCAAGGATTTACAGGACTCAAATTCACAGGTGACTGTTGAAATGTGGAGATATGACCCACGAAAATTATCGAAGGAAAAAATGGTCGATGGACTTTCTCTAGCATTATCGCTCAAGGAAGATGCAGATGAACGGGTAGAAGAAGCAGTAGAAGAAATGTTAAATAATCTGTGGAGGAAGATAGATGGTAACAGGGATTGAAAGCTTTAAGGAATGGTTCAAGGGTAACGAAAGCCAGTATGCAATTATCGGTGGAACTGCGTGTGACATCTTGATGACGGAAGAAGGCTTAGACTTCCGTGCAACAAAAGACATTGACCTTGTTCTAATTATTGAAGCCGTGGATGCGGCTTTTGGAAGAAAATTCTGGGACTATGTAAAACAGGCTGGATACGAACATTGTAATAAAAGCTCTGGTATGCCGCAGTTTTATCGGTTCAGTCACCCGATGTCAAACCGTTATCCAGCGATGATCGAACTGTTCACTAGAAAACTGGATGCAATTCAACTTCCAGATGATGCAGTATTGACACCGCTGCCAATGGATGAGGACATATCTAGCTTGTCTGCAATCCTTTTGGATGATGATTACTATGAGTTCTTGAAGCAGGGGAAAGTGACTGTTGATGGAGTGACGGTTTTGGATGCTGCATATTTGATTCCATTCAAGGCGAAAGCATGGATGGATTTGACGGATCGCAAAGAAGCTGGAGAACACGTTGATAGTAAAAACATTAAGAAGCATAAAAATGACGTTTTTCGATTGACTGAACTGATTGACCCTACGGTCAAGATTGCCACTCCCAGTGGCGTGTATGAGGATATGCAGAAGTTTGTTGATCGAATGAAAAATGAAACGGTTGATGTTAAACAGTTGGGGCTTGTGGGACGAACGAAAGAACAGATTCTTCAGGAGATAGGAGAATTATATGCTATACAATAATCAGTGAGTTATAGAATAAAACACTATCTTGTAAGGAAGTGATATAACATGGAAAAGAAATACCAAATTTTTATTTCGTCAACTTATAAGGATTTGATAGAAGCACGTAGCAAAGTAAGGGATGCAATCCTGTCAATGATGCATTTCCCAGTTGGCATGGAGATGTTTAACGCTGCTGACGAAGAACAGTGGGAAATCATACAAGAGACGATTGATAGTTCGGATTATTATGTTTTGATTTTGGGACAGCGATATGGCTCTGTAATAGAATCTGGATCGGATGCTGGAATTAGCTATACGGAAAAGGAATTTCGCTATGCGAGAGAGAAGAAAATTCCTATTCTGGTATTCATAATTGATGATGATGTGGCAATTAAGCCGGAATTTATGGAAAAAGATCCAGAAAGTATAAAAAAGCTGGCTGATTTCAAGACAGAAGCTAAAAAAGGACGAACGGTACAGTGGTGGACTAATATTGACGAACTTGCTAGAGAGGTTTCAGAATCTTTACATCAGCAAATGGATCGAAAAAAGCGTCCAGGGTGGATAAGAGGAGATGCCTTTGATATTGAAGCAAGTCATGCGGAAATTCTCAGTTTGAATAAAAAGATAAGAGAACTTGAGCAGGAAAATGCTGAGCTGAAATCACAGATTGTAAAGAGGGTTCCTGAGTTGATGGCCGCAGTTGTGCTGGATCAACAGGAGGATGAAGAGGAGGATGAAAAAGGTCTTAAAACACATGGAAAATTGCTTATTGATAGCTCTGATAATGAATACAAAATCCAATTATATCATAATGATGGAGAATGCTACAAAAACAAGTATGAACCACTTGATTTAAGTTGCGTTGAATCACATTTAAAAAAGTATGTAAAAGAAAAGGACTTGCAGGCTTACAATGCAGCACTACCGTCTGAAGAAGAAATAAATGATTATGCACACAAGATGAGCGTATATAAGACAATAACAAACGGTGGTGTTGCGCTCAAGCTAAGAGTGCTTAATAAGGGAACAGCGAAAGCAACCGACATTAGAATCTCAATCGTATTTCCAAAAGATATTTTTGTATATGACATTGATGATATCGAAAAAATGAAGGAGCCGAAAGCACCAAAACTTCCACCGAATCCTATTGAAAAGGCAGAGGAACGTTTTATGAGCGACTTAAATCCAGTATATGGCTTGTTGAAAAATAGTATGGACGGAATGCAGCCATTCTACTCAGCTCGAAGCTTGCCGATTATAGACCCGGCAATTTTTAACAACTCCAATTCTTCTGTGTTTGAATCAATATCTATACGAGATAACTCAATATTTGCTGAATGCAATCAGTTGCCACATCAGTGATGATGAGTATTTCAGTCACATGGTTCTGGATGACCTCAACCTGATTATCCGGGATATTC